ATTGTGAACAACTTGCCATCTACCCTGTGGATAACTGGGAATCGATTGGGGATTTTTGGATTCTGGGGGTAAGGATGTGGTTGAGAAGGTGGTTGAGATTGCGCTCAATGATGACCACCCAGGTCAGATGGCTGCACTGAAGATGTGAATTGATCGGACGTTGCCTGTGTCTATGTTTGAGAAGGACAAGAGTCAGCGTAATGCCATCACGATTTCAATCACCGGGATTGGCGTGGTTGAAACTCCAGTGATTGACCAAGTGGAAGATGTGGAGGCTAAATATGAGTAGTGCCTCAGAGCGAGCCAAGGCCAAGGAGCTTGGTGAGCGTTTCTACTTTACGGGCAAGCCTTGTACGCACGGGCACATTTCCAAGCGTTATACAGGCAAAGGTACTTGTTGCGAGTGCATGGCGGTTGATTTTGCGCTGAAGAAAGACTCGCGCCTTGACCAAATGCGGTCAAATTATGCTGTCAAGAAAACGATGTATTCGGATCGGATGGTTGCTTGGCGTTTGGGTAATAAGCATAAGCAAGCTGTTTATTCAGCAAAAAAAAGGTCGGAGATGCTTTTGCGAACACCCAAATGGTTGGACGCAGAGTCGCATGAAAAGATTGAGGAGTATTACTTCACAGCCCATATGCTTGGTATGCACACTGGGGAGCATTTCCATGTGGATCACATTGTCCCTTTGCGCGGCAAGTTGGTTAGTGGTTTGCACGTTCCTTGGAACTTACAAGTCTTGACCCAAGTTGAAAACCAAAGAAAGAAGAACAAATTTCATGGCTGACCTCAATTTTAAGCTCTTACCCTGGCAGCAAGAGGTTTACGCAGACCCTCATCGATTCAAAGTCATTGCGGCTGGTCGCAGGTGTGGCAAAAGTAGACTTGCGGCAACTACTCTGATCATTGAGGCGTTGCGTTGCCCAGCAGGATCGGCTGTGTTGTATGTCAGTCCAACAATGGGGCAATCGCGGCAAATTGTCTGGGACTTGCTGTTGGACTTGGGCCGTGAGGTGATCCAGTCCAGCCATGTGAACAACCTAGACATAACGATGGTCAACGGGGCGCGGATTTACGTTCGGGGCGCCGACAGACCGGACACCCTTCGTGGTGTGTCTTTGACGTATGCGGTGCTGGACGAGGTAGCGGACATTAAGCCCGAGGCTTGGGAGCAGGTTATTCGGGCTTCTTTGTCAGACAGGAAGGGTCGGGCCATGTTCATTGGTACGCCCAAGGGACGGAACTGGTTTTATGACCTGTGGAACCTGGGGCAAGAAGAAAAGGATGCTGACTGGAAGAGTTGGCACTTCACCACCGCTGACAACCCTTTGATCGACCCAACTGAGATTGAGTCGGCTAAGAAGACGCTTTCGACCTTTTCCTTCAAACAGGAATACATGGCGTCCTTCAGCAATGCGGGGTCTGACATCTTCAAAGAAGAGTGGATCAAGTACGGGGAGGAACCCCAGTATGGGTCTTACTACATAGCGGTGGACTTGGCTGGCTTTGAGGAGGTTGCCAAACAAGCGGCGAATTCAAAGAAGCGCCTGGACGAGTCGGCGATTGCTGTGGTGAAGGTCACTGAGGATGGTAAGTGGTTTGTCAAGGAGATTGAGCATGGGCGGTGGGACATTAGGGAGACTTCTGCCAAGATTCTGATGAAGATGCGGGATTACCGCCCTCTGTCCGTTGGGATTGAGAGGGGGGCGCTGAAGAACGCTGTTTTGCCGTATTTGTCGGATTTGATGCGAAAGAACAATGTGTATTCGCATATTGTTGATTTGACACATGGAAACCGAAAGAAGGCTGATAGAATCATTTGGTCGTTGCAGGGTCGGTTTGAGCATGGCAGAATCATCCTCAACAGAGAAGAGGACTGGTCTGTGTTTGTTGATCAGACACTCATGTTCCCCGCACAGGGGGTTCACGATGACCTCCCTGACGCGCTTTCCTATATTGATCAACTTGCCGTTACCTCTTATTTTGAGACGGACGAAGATGATGATTCATGGGAACCTTTGGATATTGTCAGTGGGTGTTGATCAAAAGGTGAAAATGACCCTTGAGCCTACCAAAACTTGTAAAAGCTGCGCCGAGGTCAAGGCGCTATCGCTGTTTCACAAGCAAAAAGGTGGGGTTGATGGCTGCCGTAGTGTCTGTAAAGATTGCCGAAAAGACGAGCACAAAGCCCGTTATGAGGATAACAAGGTTGAGTGGAACCGAAGGGCTATGGCTTGGCGTGTTGCCAACCCAGACAAGATTAAGCAGATAGGCAAAAAATTTCGAGACGAAAATCGTGAACACAGAAACGCCCACAAGCGCAACTGGGTGCAAGCCAACAAAGGCCACGTTAACGCTTATAACGTTAAGCGACACGCAGCAAAACTTCAACGCACACCAACTTGGTTGTCTGAGTTTGATAAGTTAAAAATTCAGTGCCTGTATCAACTAGCTGCTATGCGGAACCTTGAAAGTGGCAGTAGCTGGCACGTAGACCATATAATCCCTTTACAAGGCAAGAAGGTCAGTGGTCTTCATGTGCCCAACAATTTACGAGTCATCCCTGCGGTTGACAATAATCGGAAATACAACCTTTATGAGGTCGCATGATGGAACAAAATGAATATGAGCAACCATCGGAGGCCGATAAAGACCTAACGGCTTTTGTGGTTGGGCATTGCGATAGGTGGCGAGACTACCGAAATACGAACTTCATGACCAAATATTTGGAGTATGAACGTATTTTTAGAGGCGAATGGTCTTCAGAAGATAAGACTCGGGAGTCCGAGCGCAGCAGGATTGTTACACCTGCCACTCAGCAAGCAGTCGAAACCCGCCACGCAGAAATTCTCGAGGCAATCTTTGGTCAGGGCGAGTTTTTTGACATCAAAGACGACATAAAAGACGTAAACGGCAACCCGCTGGACGTTGAAGCCCTCAAAGCGCAGATGATGGAAGACTTCAAGGTCGATAAGATCAGGAAGTCCATCGATCAGATCGAATTGATGGCTGAAATCTACGGCACTGGCATCGGCGAGATCATTGTCAAGACAGAAAAGATTTTTGAGCCAGCCACCCAAGCGATTCCTGGTCAACCAGACCAAGCCGCTATCGGTGTAGTTGAGAAAAACCGCATTGCGGTCAAGATTGTCCCCGTCAACCCAAAGAACTTCCTGTTTGACCCCAACGGGACAAGCATTGATGACTGTATGGGTGTGGCAGTTGAGAAGTATGTGGGCATCCACAAGGTGGTTGAGGGCATGGAGAGTGGCATCTACCGCAAGGTGGACATCGGAACCGCCTCAACAGACACGGATTTGGAGCCAACCCAAGAGGTTACCCAGTACCAAGACGAGAAAGTCTTGCTGTTGACTTACTACGGGTTAGTACCTAGAGCCATGTTAGAGGGTGAAGACGCTGATGTTGTTGATCTCTTCCCCGAGGATTCACTGGCTGATGACTACTCCAACATGGTCGAGGCCATTGTGGTCATTGCCAACGATGGGGTTCTTCTGAAGGCAGAGGCAAACCCTTACATGATGAAAGACCGTCCGATCATCTCTTACCAAGATGACACTGTGCCCAACCGCTTGTTGGGCCGTGGGACGGTGGAGAAGTCCTACAATATGCAAAAGGCCATTGATGCTCAAGTGCGGAGCCACTTGGACTCTCTGGCGCTGACTACATCTCCCATGATGGGCTTGGATGCCACCCGTCTGCCTCGGGGTGCTAAGTTTGAAGTGAAACCTGGAAAGGCTTTCTTGGTCAACGGCAACCCTGCGGAGATTCTGTACCCCTTCAAGTTCGGCGAGACAAGTCTTAACAACTTATCCACAGCCAAAGATTTTGAGCGTATGTTGCTTCAGGCAACGGGCACGATGGATTCGCAGGGCATGGTCAGCCAAGGCAACCGAGACGGTGCTGGCATGAGCATGGCGGTGGCGACCATCATCAAGAAATACAAGCGCACCTTGGTGAACTTCCAAGAAGACTTCTTGATTCCCTTCATCCAGAAGGCGGCGTTCCGGTTCATGCAGTTTGACCCAGAGCGTTATCCGTCCGTGGATATGCGCTTTATCCCAACGGCTACCTTGGGCATCATTGCTCGGGAGTATGAGCAGCAGCAGTTCATTGGCCTGTTGCAGACCTTGGGGCCAAACACCCCAGTGCTGCCTCTCATCCTGAAGGGCATCTTGAACAACAGTTCTTTGACGAACCGCTTTGAGTTGATTGCGGCTTTGGATCAGATGAGCCAGCCCAATCCTGAAGCACAGCAGATGGAGCAAGTTCAGCAACAGTTGGCCTTGCAAGCTGCACAGGCGCAGATTGCGGTTCAGACGACTCAGGCAGAGCAGAACCGTGCAGAGGCCACCAAGCTGATGACCGAGGTGCAGTTGATGCCTCAAGAGGTTCAGGCCAAGGTTCTGGCCTCGGCAACAAAGAATCTGCCATCGGGTCAAGAGTCGGATGAGTTTGACAAACGGGTTAAGATTGCTGAGTTGATGCTCAAAGAAGCAGACATGAAGAACAAGTCCAAGATTGTGGAACTTCAAATGTCTGAGAAGCAAAACAAAGTGGCTGGAATGGAAGAGGACTTCCTCGACCAATTGACTCGGGAGTTGAGCGATGGACGTTGATAAACTCGCAATCGACCTTCTACTGAAGGGCATGACCAAAGAGCAGCAGAACGCTGCTTTGGACTCCATCAAAGAGTCGGTCACTCAAGCCAAGGCCATCCAAAAGCAGCGTATTGGCGAGAACGTCCAAGTTGTTGTCCAAGCCCTAAAGAAGCTGGAAGCCGACATCAAGGCCCGATACGATGAGACAGGCAAGGCCATTGAGAAGCGTGTTGCTTCCATCAAAGATGGCAAAGACGGTCAAAACGGCATCAACGGCAAAGATGGCAGAGATGGTCGTCCAGGTCGTGATGGTTCTACAGGGCCAAAGGGCAACGATGGTCTGCCAGGGCGCAACGGTATTGATGGCGTGGATGGTGTATCGGTCACCAACGCCTTTATTGACTTTGATGGCAGTCTGATCATCAACTTGTCCAACGGGCAAGATTTGAACGTGGGCGAGGTGGTGGCCCCTGACTTGGCTGAAAAGATCAAAGTGATCACCAATGGTGGTGGTACAAGTCAGCAAGTGTTGGACACTCTGGCAAGCCTCCAGACCCAGATCAACAACCTGATTCCCAGCCAAACGGGTAATTCAGGCAAGTTCCTAACCACTGATGGCACGGATGTGTCTTGGGCTACGGTATCTGGAACTGGTACGGTTACGAGTGTGGCAGCTACGGCTGGCACGGGGATCAGCGTATCAGGTAGTCCGATCACCACCAGCGGCACACTGACCATCACTAACACAGCGCCAGATCAAACAGTTGTTTTGACTGCTAGCACTGGTATCAGCACTTCGGGCACTTATCCCAACTTCACAATTACCAACTCAGCCCCTGACCAGACTGTGAGTCTGACGGGCGCAGGTACGACCTCCATCTCTGGTACTTACCCCAACTTCACGATTACCTCGGCTGACTCAACTGTTGGCACGGTGACATCGGTGGGCGGTACAGGCACAGTCTCTGGCATCTCTTTGTCAGGCACGGTCACCAGCAGTGGCAACCTAACCTTGGGTGGCACATTAGACCTTTCAAGCCCCCCGACCATTGGGAATACAACCCCAAACACGGGCACATTTACCACCCTAACGGTGAACGACAACACGACACTGGGCAGCAGCAACACAGACACGGTGACATTTACTGCCCGAGTAAATTCAGAGTTCAGTCCCGCATCAGACGACACTTATGACTTGGGCCGTACTGGGCATGAGTGGCGTGACCTGTTTATTGATGGCACAGCCAACATTGACAGCTTGGTTGCTGATACGGCTGACATCAACGGCGGCACGATTGATGGCACTACGGTTGGTGCTTCAACGGCCTCTACGGGCGCGTTTACTACGCTAAACACCTCTGGGCAAGTCGTGTTTAATGATGCGGGGGCGGATGTAGACTTTCGTGTAGAGGGCGACACAAACGCCAAT